GATGGTTGGAGCCGCCCAGCACCCTGGCGCCGGAGCAGATCGCCACGCCGTCCTCGATCACCACCACCCCGCCCCCGATGTTGACGTGGGCAAACGAGGCGATATGCACGTAGCGTCCGATGCGCAGGCCCCCGCCGCCCTCCAGCTTGACGAATGAGTCGATGCGCGTCCCGGCTCCGATCTGCACCTGCTCCGGTCTGAGAATCAGCACCATGTCGTAGATATCAACCGCCGGCCACCTTTCGTTCACTTACGATTCCTTTCAGTCATGCATCGAATGCGGTGTCCAGAGCTCCCGCGGCTGCACGACGGTCAAAGTCGGATCAACCCAGATGCGCCGACCCCGGTCCCGCAGCTGGGCACACAGCCCAACGCTGGCGTTCTGATCAAAATAGACGCCGGCCCGCACGTCCTCCGCATGAAACAGCCACACTGAACCAACGCTGTCCACTTCGAATGGCTCGTCCGGCCTGTAGCACGCATGATAAGGCGGGGTGTTCGTGAAGAGCGCGCCGTCCTTCCGATAACCCCAGATATCGTAAAACACCGTCTCGCCGTTCGGCCCCAGCGGCAGCACCGGCCAGCCGGCAATGGGACAGCGCCCCGCCGCCGCATGGGCCAGGAAGCGCTCGACGATGTCGGGCGGGCTGATGATGTCCGATTCGTGGATCAGCACGTACTCGTCGGCCGGCTGCACCTCGGCAAGCCAGAAGTTGGCCGTGGCGCCGAGACGCCGCAGCCGGGCCGAGTAGTTGTCGCCGGGAATGTGCGTGTGGCCCACGATCAGGTCGACCCGGCCCGGCGGTTTGATTTCATCAATGTACTCCTGCAGCCTGGTATGGGTTGCATCTTCGGAATCGCCCACGACCCAGACCCAGCGCAGGCCCGGGCCGCGTTTGCTCAGGAGGTGTTCGGCGCGCCGGCGCAGATCCCGGCCGGCGTCGTTGCGCCACATGCTGCACATGACGACGGTCACCGGATCACCTCGGCGAGCCGGTCCAGCTCGTGTTTGCCGATGCTGGTCGCCTGATGGTAGTTGCAGACGCGGGCGCTGCCCCACTCCGGCACGTCGACCTCGAACAGTGGCATGTCCGGCAGAAAATAGACCAGCGACTGGCAGCCCGAGGCCCGCCCGACAAACGCCCGCGCCCCCTTAATCAGGCTGAAGGTGTCGTACAGATCGCGGCCCCGGTAGTCCAGCGAACCGACTGCCAGCTCGTCGACCAGCCCACCGATAGTCAGGGCCGCCACGCCGCGAGCATTTAGTTTCTGGATCAGGCCGGCATAGTAGCCCCCGCCAATACGCCCGTGTGACCGCGATGTAGTTTCAATCACCACGTAGTGCCCGGATAACGGTTTGCCGTGATGCACCAGCGTGTGCCGGAGCGCCATATCCCGCACGACGCCGGCCCCGGTAAAGAACAGGTCAGCATAGTTAGTTGGCTGCTTCAGCCAGGCTGGGAAGAACTTAGTCACGCCGGCCGAGACGTCCAGCACCGGCTGGCCGAAGATACGCTCGGCGAGGGCGGTCATGGCCGGCGCCATCTGGCGCAGGTTTTTGTCCATTGGATCCCGCCACGGCGAGGCCACACCGGGCAGCACCGGCAGCGGATCATCCCGGTACAGGCCCGCCACCAGCGGGTTGGTGATCCAGGCGGTGGCGCCTTGCCGGGCAACGTGCTGGGCGATCAACCGGGCGTGCACCGCATCCCCGATGCCGGCCCAATCCAGCACCAGGTGCTCGACTTTGGGCAGCCGCAGCCCCCGAAAGACGTTCTCGGCATCAACGAGAAAACGCTCCATCTCAGGGAGCATTGTAGACCTTCCCCCCGATGTCCCGGCCACCCAGCCGCCGATCGATGGCCCGGATCAGCTCGGTGCGGGTGTCGTTCCAGTGGTCGATGTCCGCCAGCAGCTCAGGCGTGCGCTGCCCGGCCCGACTGCGCTCGACCAGGTGCCAGATCTTCAGGTTGGCGATGGTCAGATCGTCGATCAGCTGACCGATGGTTTTGATCTCGACGGATTCAGGCATAGCCCCTCTCGGTGTAGATGGTGGTCAGGGCCGCACAGACCGTGGCCACGTCGTCGGACGTCAGCCCGGCATGGGTCGGCAGGCAAAGCCCCCGCCGGGCGATATCCTCGGCCACGGGCCAGGGACCGTGTGGCGCCAGATAGGCGTAGGGCGGCATGACTGCCAGCGGGTAGAAGGCGGGCCTTGTTTCGATGCCTCGCTCGGCGAGCTGGTGCATCACCTTATGGCGTTCGAGGCCGGCCGGCAGCAACAATGCGTTCATCCAGTAGGCCGGCTTGGCCCAATTGGCGTCGACCTGCCACTCGAAATTTGGCCCAAACATGCGATACTGCCTGGCGATGCGCCGGCGGGCCGCCAGGTGATTGGGAAATTCCTCGGTTTGGCCGAGTCCGACCGCGCCCTGCAGCTCGGCCATGCGATAGTTGAAGCCCAGCACCGTGTGCCAGTAGCGCCGGGCGGGATCCTGCCCCTGGCCCCGCAGCAGGCGCAGGCGCTCGGCCAGCGCCGCGTCGTTGGTCGTCACCATGCCGCCCTCGCCCGTGGTGATGATCTTGTTGCCGTAAAAAGAGAAGGCCGCCGCCCGACCGAGCGAACCGACAGGTAGACCGTCGCAGGTGGCGCCCGGCGCTTCGGCCGCATCCTCGATCAGATACAGGCCCTTGGCCTCGCACAGCTTGCGCAGCATGGTCATGTCGGCCGGGTGGCCGTAGAGATGCACCGCCACGATCGCCTTCGTGCGCGGGGTGATGCGGTGCAGCGCCTCCTGGGCGGTCAGGCACCACGTCAGCGGGTTGACGTCGGCGAGCACCACCTCGGCGCCGGTATAGCGCACCGCGTTTGCCGTCGCCACGAACGTCAGCGCCGGCACGATCACCTCGTCGCCCGGGCCGACGCCCAGCGCCGCCAGGATCAGGTGCAGGGCGGTCGTGCCGGACGAGGTGGCCACGCCGTAGCGCGCCCCCATCTGCTCGGCGAAAGCCGCCTCGAAGCGGGATACGAACGGGCCGGCCGATAGCTGCCGGTTATCCAGCGCCTGCAGCACGTAGAGCCGCTCGTTGCCGGGCAGCCACGGTTCCGCGAGTCGGATCATTGATAGAACTCCTGCGCCCCTTCGCCCAGGACGTGCTTCAGGCTGGAGGCCACGTAGGCATCGCCCCACGTTTCGTCGTGGTCGGTATGCCAGAACTGCTCCGGCGTGATCTTGCCGGCCTGCCAGGCCCGGAACACCGCCCCGCCCAGGATCTCCTCCTGCTGGCCCGGTTCCAGACCGAGAAACCACTCCTGCCCCGTGGGCGGGCGTTCCTGCTCGGGGATATCGACGCCCAGCTCCCGCCAGGAAACGGTGACCGGCACCGGCGAGCAGCGGCAGTTGACGTGCGCCGGGAAGAACTCCTGGGCGGTGAACACCTTGCCGTCGTTCCAGAGGCAGGCGATACAGTTGTGAACCACGAAGCCGTCTGCCACGTATGAATGATCTTCTGCGACTTCGATATTGAACACCGTTATGGTTTGCTTGTTATGGTTGACATATGTTATAATGTCACCATGAAAACGAAGGCCGTTCATCTCAAGAGCCAAGTCGCCGTGACTTGCATCCAATGACTGATCGACCTCGCCATTCACGCATCTCCAAAGCTCATCGCCAGGTTGACAGAATTGTGCCGCCATCCAGTAGTAATTGCCCTGCCTGCGGATCAAAACGGGATGGTCGGCAGTAGCAACGAGCCGATTCCCTGAGCCGGTGCCCAATTCCATCATCTTGCCTGCGTAGTCGAAGGCCATCCTTTCTGTAACAGGCCGCCAAAGTCCAGCATGCGTAAGCACGCGTTCTCCAACAGTCACCGTTTCGATAGGCTTAGGTCCGCTCTCCGTCGTTATCATCGTTCCAGCAGGAAAGCAGGTGCGCAGGCTCTTGGATGCCGACCACTGCCAGCCCTTGACGATCTGCGGATTCGCTTGGTAGCTCATGATGCTGGCGGTGCGGTAGGAGCGCAGCATCTCGGTGCGGGCGATGCGCAGCGCCCGGGTGGTGGTGAGGCCAAACACATCGCGCAACTCGCCGGCGATGCGCTTGGGATTCCAACCGAGCACGATGCCGTTGACGAGCGCCTCGCCGATGCCTTGGACGGTCGGCTCGCCCAATTGCGCCAGCAGCTGGTACAGCGGGGAGCCGTCCTGCAGCACCCCGACGAGGCTCTCGGCCGCATCGGTGGGCAGGCGGTTCCAGGCCGTCATTAGCGCGGCCCGGGTTTCGGGCGTGCCGGGCAGCCCCGCCTGGGCCAGCGCCGCCGTCTCGTCGAGCGCAGATTCGATCAGGCCGGCCTGGCCGGCCCGGATCGTCTCTTCGGTGTAGGGCAGCAGGCGCCGCAGCTCGTCCTGCAGTTGGGTCATGAGCGCCTGGTAGCGTTCGCTGCGCCGCACCAGGCCGGCGGTAATTTCGGTGCCGGCCAGCCGCTTGGCCGCCAGCTCGGCGACGAGCGCCTCCTGCAGTGTGTTGAGCCGGTTCCAGGCCCGGCCGTAGGCTTGCAGTAGCGCGGTGGCCGCCGCAATGTCCCGCTTGAGCAGCGCCCGGCGGTATTGCTCGGCCAGCTCGGCGACAGGGGCATTTATGGCCATAATTCGCCACAGGAGCGATTTTCACGCCCTACACGGTAAACCATACTACTTCACCGGCTGCGGCCCGCCAGCGGCCCCTACAGGCCCCCCAGCGGGCATTTTCGGAACAGGCTGCGCGCCATTTTGGAGCGTTTTGGGCGATGGCATAGCGCCCCGCTCGAACGCCTTGAGCAACTCGGCCCCGACGTTCGACTGCGCCTGCTGCTCGGCCAGCGCCGCCTCTTTTTCTTTGGCGAGCCGTTCCTGTTCCTGCTCCCAATCCAGTCCGCGCCGGGTGGCCACGGTCTCCTTGGACGCCAGGCCCATCTCCAGCTCGAACTTGTCCCAGGCCGTCTGCGAACCCTCGTCCAGGGGCAACGGATCCTGCCAATGCAGGGTGGTCAGTTTGTCGTCGCCCCGGCCCAGCATATCCAATAATCGGCGGTTGGCCTCGATGATCATGGCGCCGTAGTGCTGGCGCTTGGTCTCGGTGGTCTGCAGCAGCGGTTGGTGCAGCACCCGCAGCGCAAAGCCCGATTGCGCCCCCAGGCTGGCCGTCTGCGGGTTGAGCTCGATCGACTGCGCCGTCGAATAGAACCACTCGGTCAGGGCGTGTAGGTAGGTGTCCGAGGCGCCCATCGAGCCGGCCATCTGCAGCATTTGCAGGTTAGCCTGCGGGTTGCGGGCCATGATGATCTTGCCCGGATCGGCCGCAATGTTGCCCTCGCCGAAGCCGTAGCCCCACAACTGCGGGTGGGCAAACAGGCGCAGGATCCGGTTCGTGTTGGAGGCGATGAAGTTGACCGCATCGTTCAGGTCTGCGTCCTCGAGATCCGACAGGCCCCAGAACTCGTTGGGCAGCGGCAGGTTCTTGGCATGCACGATGGGCGCCCACTGCCAGGGCCACGTTTCTTTGGGCCGGCTTTCGGCCCAGCGCGGGCCGACCAGCTCCTCATGCCAGATCTCCCAGCCGCCGGACTCGGTCAGCGTGTAGATATCGCGCTTGACCTTGTCGTCCGAACGCCAGCGCAGCTCGTAGACCCACACGTCGGCCAGGTCGTCAGGATTCCACTGCGGAAACACCAGCGCCGGGTTGAGGTTGACGATGCGCGGCATGTCGTGCCGGTCGTCGGGCGGCAGCAGCTGCAGGAAAGCCGTCCCGCACACCCCGCCGTTGATCGCCACGTC